ACATAAAGCTACGCTACTCCCGCTGGATATCCAGCGGGAGTAGTATAGTTATTGTGTATTTTATTTTTTAGCCTATATCGTAGAATGCTAATTCTTCTTCACCATTTTCATTTCGTGTTGCACCGAAACGAGACAGTGAAGTATCACTTCCATTAATATCGTATCTTAAACCACCTACTGGTGCGAATGGTAAAATAAATACTTTATGTTCTTCTGGTGTATCGTTTTGACCACGGTGTTTACCACGTGCAAATACTTGATATTTAGTACCATTGTCTTTTACAATATCTACAGCAATCTCAAGTTCTGGTTCACGATATAAACCACGACAGTCAGCATAATACGAACCATCTGATACTTGTTGTGCTAACATCTTATTACCTTGACGTTTTAAATCCAATGCATCGCCTGATAATTGGTGTGGTGTCAATAAAGCAATATTGTGTCCTGCACACATAAAGTTTTTAGTACGCCTAAACAATTCCTGTACATCAGAGTCACCACGAATATTAGGTAAACCATTTTTATTAGCCAGATTCAAATAGTCAATCAGACACATGTGGATTTCATATCCCTTAAATTCTAATTCTAGAATCTTATTCTGAATTTCAATATAAGACCATTCAGATGGATTAATACGAATCAGTTTGACATTGTATCCTGTAGACTGTAGTTTATCTCTTACGTACATTGCAGCTTCGTTTTTATCTAAGTTTCTTTTATCTTCGTCTGTTACGACGACATTATCAAAGTTACCTTTTAATAAAGTGTAGATGTTAGATAATACGATTTGCATGTCATCTTCAAAAGAAATCAATACATTCATTGGTTTCTTTTTTGGATTGGTTAATAAGTCTTTAGGATTATTAAACATACAAGCTGAAATAAACATAGACAAACACACACCTGTTTTATTATTGTGTGCTAAACCACCCACTATAGTCAGTTGACCTAAACGTAAACCACCACGTGTCATTCTATTCATTGCTTGCCATGGCATACGAATAGTACGTGAACCATCTGATTCTTTCTTAATTAATTCGTATTGTTCAGCTACTTGTTCGATGTTATTTAAATCTAGTTCGATTACTACACCTGGAATTTCTTCACCAGCGTAATTTACTAAATCAATCGCATCTGTTAATTTAGTAGCCATGTAACCATCTAAGTCATCTACTTTATCTCGATTGAATTTTAAATCGTAAGTCAGTTTCTCTAAAATATCTTGTGCTTTTTTATTTTTTAGATATTTACTTAATTCAAAACGATAAGATAATACAGAACGCTGTACTTCTTGAGGTGTCAATTCAAATGCAATATTATCCTGAATACTTTCAAAAAGTATGGTGTCTTGTGCACAAATTATTTTTAAATGCTGTATTAAATCATTATAAGGAATAGGGTTCTCTCTAGAAACCATATCCAATACTAAATCTTTTAAGTCATTTAAAGTAGAGTCTGTCCCACTGATATCTCTATTATTAATCTTTAAAGAACTAATAATATCATTAACCAGTTTAGAGGAATCTGATTCTTCTTCTAATTGAGATTCTCTGTATAATAAAGAAATACATTTTGCTAATAATGCTTTAATGTTCATGTCGGGATTTCTTTCTTTATTTTTTATATTGTTAATAAAATAAGTAACGGTTATAACGTATGTTAATATGAATTATTCGGTTAGTATATATTAGCTTATTGAGCTATTTTTTACATAGATAGTCAGGGCTAAAATCTAAATAGAAATCTACCAACATATAAAGGATATCACCCATGATTGAGTTACCTAAAAAGACAGAAGCTCAAAAGTTATTGGATCGTTTTATTGATTCTGAAGAAAACCCAGAGAATGCTATTAGATTAGTATTTGTACCAGAAGAATTATATAGCGACTTAAAAGATAAAGGCATTAGCCCTGTTGACTTACTTTATTATGATAAAGCTGTCGCGTCTGTCGGCTCACACGCTTTAAAAGAATTAATTGCTCTAAATGCTTTGTCTAAATCCTCACCTTTAGATAAAAATAGAGTACACGAATCTGTAGAGATGTCTGAAAAACTTACCCCTTTGATGGGTGAGGCATTGGATATTCGCCTACTGTGGCTTGCAAATGCTACTGATAAAGAAGCATTGTATAACCAATATTTTCCTCAGGAAAATGGTGAGTATACTTTTGATGAAGAAGTGTTTAATGTAACACGTATTCTATCTAAAGTAATGACAGGTATATGTAATAACATTTACCAACACACTAACGAAAACTGTATGTATGAGAGTATTGACGTGTCCCCTAGTGGACGTATTTACTTTATTTCTGTACCTACTTCAACGGTAGAAGGAAGCTACAGTGAACATACATTGAAAACTTATGTATTAGAGAAAATTCGTGATGTAATGAGAAAGTCGTCTATTTACCACTCAGAACAGACCATATCAGCTACAGCATTGTTCGGTAATTATTTACTACTATTAGATAATTAATAATTATTTTCGAAGATACTATAAGTTATTCTTGTCTTGATTTAAATTTTAAAGGTATTGAAAATGTCTCAAAAAAATATTTTCGGTAAAGAGAAAAAATCCTTTACCCCCCGTTCAAATACACAAGTTATTGCTGACATCGTAAAATCACGTGCTCACGATATTTCCCTGAGCACTGAAGCTGCTAAACTCGTAGGTAAAGCATTCTTGTCTACTGAAAGCCTGAGTACTTCTGAAGCTGAAGACCTGAGTGCTATTACTAACAGCCAAAAAGCTGTAATCGATGGTATCGTTGCTGACTACCAAGAAAGCACTGGTGCTACTCTGACTGAAGACCAAGTGGATAATTTGTCTGAATCTATCATCATCGCTCAAAACCCTGATGAATACTACAATGCTGGTGCACAAACTGAACCTGGTACTGTGGTATCTGCTATTGGTGGTGGTGTTGACGTTGGTGTTGTAGGTCAAGAGTTGGCTACTGAGTCTTTTGAAGTTCACGGTATGATGAACACTCTGGCGATGACTGTTTCTTATAACATCCGCCCTGAAAAACAATCTAAAGCTGTAGAATTGTTCTTCCCTACTATTACTTTGGATTCTACTCAAAACAACTACACTATCGACGTGCACCTGTCAACTGTATTCAACTCTAAAGAATACGACTTGGGTGGTAAAGGCGACGCATACCGCAACCAAAAACACGTAATCAAAGCATTGCGTAAACACGATATCTTGAAATCTAACTTCACTGACATCGTTCCTGTATTCCGTAAAACCATCAGCGAAGATTCTTTCGTAGACAGCACTTTGTTGCCTCCTTACGTTGTTCGTACTGACTTCGATGAAGACGTACAAACTTCCTTGCTGAAAATCGGTAAAGAAATTAAACTGACTCACATCTCTCAAACTGACCGTATGGTTACTTTGGGTATGTCTGATGATACTGACCAAATCTCTGCTAACCCACGTTTGAAAACTCTGGGTCTGAAAGTGGGTAACGATGTTGTATTGTTCAAAAACTTGCAATACCATCAACAATCTACCTTCACTTACTCTCCTACAGGTGACCGTGAAGGCATCCAATTGATGTACGATGTAAACACTCACTTGGTAAATGCTGATACTATCGGTGAAATCTCTCAAGCTCTGCCTACAGAATTGAAAGCACTGAAAGACAAAAAATTGGAAGCTCTGTTGCGTTTTGATATCTCTGGTCGTGGTAACACTGACTTGGGTACTGTAACTCTGAATGCAGCTGCTGTACAAGTACGCGCTGTACGTAATGCAGAAACCAAAGAAGTATTGTCTATGGAAAACCCAGACGTTAAAGCTCTGGTCGCTGAATTGGAAAAAACCTCTATCGTTGGTTACGAAGTAGACGCTACTCGTACTAATAGCAACTTGCGCGAACATGGCCTGCTGTTGGATGACCGCGTACAACGCATCATCTACGGTGTTAAATTGCACTCTCCAATCGCTATCCGTCGTCCTATCGATGACAAAGACACCGTATCCGATTCTCAACGTATTGATAGCCTGATTCGTCTGTCTTTCATCCGTCGTACTAACGCCGGTGTATCTGCTATTTACGATATCCTGAATATGTTGAAATCACAACCTCAACAACTGGATACTGCTGAACCATTTAACTATACTTCTGTTGGTGTGGGTCAATGGTTTGCTCGTACTTACGTTAAAGATGTGGAATTGGACGTTTACAAAACTTGTCAATCTCTGACTACTTCTGACCGTTTGAATAACGTGTCCTCAGTAATGACTAACTACATCCTGGGTGAAATGACTCAAGCTTACTGTTCTTCTGAACTGGCTGCTGGTTACGAGTTGACTGACATCGGTGGTAGCTCTTTCCGTCCACACGTGATTGCTATTGCTGACGCATTCACTAGCAAATTCATCTTCCGTGAAGGTGATGCACGTACTCTGGGTGATGGCTTCGACTTTACTATTGAAGAATGTTCTGACGAACGTTTGGTATTGGATGAAAATGGTCAAGCTAAAGATGGTGAAATTGGTACTATCTTCTTGTCATTCGGTAAACCACGCAATGGTAGCCTGAGCGTACCTCTGTGGTTCGGTAACACTCTTGATAAACGTGAAATCCCACGTATTGTTAGCCGCGCCCGTGGTAGCAAATACCAACACGAAACTATGGTTCAACCATGGTTCAGCCACA